TGGGTGGGGTTGGGGGGGGGGGTGGCGGCTTTGGCGGGCCATCCGCATCAGAGTTAGCGCAAGAGGCTCAAGGAACAGGCACGGTTTTAGGAAGTGACGACAAAACGCAATCAATAATAAATGCTCAAGATCGCTTTATTGATATAGCAGTTGATCAACTGGCAGAGTTGCGCGGAATAAAAGGCGCTTTAACAAATGTTACAGTTGGAATATCAAGCTTGGCCGCGAGGGTTGCTGGCGGTAGCCTAGCCACAGCAGGGCAAGCGGTTGTTGCGGGTGATGTCATTGGAGGGGCAGAGGTGCAAGAAGTTTTTGGTGCCCGTATTGATTTTATAAATCAGAGCCTTGGTCAAGTAATAGACAAAGGGGCTCTAGATATAGAAATTGCGTTTGAAACTTTAACGCGCAGAACTTTTGAAATACTCACTAGTAGAGCGACCGGATCTGAAACAAAAGTTATTCTAAAAAGAGAAGACATAGTAGTAAACGCAAGCGAGGCAATCAACGAATCAGTTGGTCAAATTCTAATTGGGATGGGTGAAACGGTATCCCAATCAGTCGCATTACTCGGGCTGGAAGGCAAAAAAACAATTGAAGAATTTGTTGTTAATATCGGCAATATAAACCTAGAAGGATTGACCGGCGAAGAAATACAAACAGAGCTTGAAGCGATATTTGGCAGGCAAGCCGATTTAATGGCTCAGTTTCTTATTCCTGAATTGTCAAATTTTCAGCGTGTAGGTGAGGGTTTATTTGATACGCTAACTCGAATCACCCAAGAGCAAGTTATATTTAATGACGCAATTGATTTCATGGGTGATAGCCTGTCAAATCTATCAAGCATCATGCAAATTGAAGTTGCCCAATCGATTATTACAATGGCAGGCGGGCTTGATAGCTTTAGCGATTTAACTGATGAGTTTTTTGATAGCTTTTTCACCGAAGAGGAAAAGTTTGAGCGCTTAAGCGGTTCGTTAAACGATGCAGTTTCAGAAATGGGGCTTTCGATGTTTGAAACACGAGGGGCATTCAGAGCGGCCGTTGAGGGCGTTGATAAAACAACGGCGGCAGGACAAGCTTTGTTCGTTGGGCTACTTGAGTTGGCCCCCGCTTTTGATGATTTCTTTGATGGTATCGAGTCTAATTTAATATCATTATCCGATAACATTAAAAGCGCGCTTGGGCTGGATAGCAGCAACGATTTAATATCCGCCTTGGCTGGGGCTAGAAGGGGCGACTTTGGAGAAGCAAGAGAGCTTGATATTAAGTCTCTAATAAACCTAAACCCTAGATTATTCGAAAGCGCAGAGGCGTTAGCTGTTCAAGAGGCTATCAACAGGGGCAGGTTGGCCACTATCGCGGGGCTAGCCGATCCATCAGTAGCAGAAACAGAACTTGAAGCTCTTAACAAGCAAATAAGCTTGTCACAAGATATTGCTGATAACACTCTTAGTATTGTTGATGCAATAACCTCAATACCTAGCGCCGTTGCAACATCTAATGCCGAGTCGTCAAATGAAAGTAACGTTGTTACTCTTGCTACCATACGTGATGAGATAAAGAAAACTCGTGATGAGGACAAGGAAATACAAATGGTAATATTAAGAAATTCAACAACATCTGCCGACGCGTTACAGGAATTTATGCTAAATGGTATGGACGTAAGGGAGATTACATAATGAGAGTGATTCGGCCGCAAACAATTGATGATGCCAATTTAACATCGTCGACAATAGCAGAACCAGACGCAGGCGAAACGGTTTGGGTGCCTGCAACTCTTACCCTTGGAACGAGGCGAATTAACACAACAACTCACCGAGTTTATGAGGTGGTGGCTGATCCAGATACGGCTGACGATCCGGTAGGCGTGAATGAGGGAATAAACGCCAACCCTCCAACCTGGGTTAATGTTGCGCCAACAAATAAATTTGCGATGTTTGACAACATTAATAGCACTCAATCATCAGAAACAACATCATTAGTTGTTGAAATAACTACTGGGCTTGTTACTAATTCAATAGCCGGTTTTAACATTGATGGCGCATCAACGATAAATGTAACAATGACCGATCCAACGGCTGGCGTTGTTTTTGATCGCGACATTAGTATGATTAATAACTCACAGGTTGGGTCGTGGTGGGATTTCTTCTTTGCCCCAATAATTAATATTACATCATTTGTAATTCTTGATATGCCAATATTCCCCGATGCAACAATAAAAATAACGGTTACCGGCTCAACAATAGATTTTGGTAGTTTAATTGTTGGTAGTCAAATTACACTAGGAATAACAAATTTCGGAACGTCATTGCAATTGTTAGATTTTAGCCGAAAAGAAACAGATTCTTTTGGTAATACAGTGGTAGTGCCGGGGCGCACATCTAAGTTGGTAAACTTCAATGTTACCATTCAGAAAAGCTTGGTTGGTTATGTGTTTGATCAGCTAACTCAGCTAACTGGCTCGCCATCTGTATGGGTTGGCACTGATGAGACAGACGATGCCACTTTGGTATTTGGTTACTACAGAAACTTCCGAAATAATATCAGTAGTCCGACAATTACGGATGCGACAATCACAGTTGAGGGCTTAGTTTAGGCGTGATTAAAAATAATGGTATACTAAATTAAATCAAAATTAAGGGCTTAAAATGACCATCCCAACAATACCGCTATATGTCGGTGACATTCCAGATCGAAATACCCAAGATGCCGCAACGTTCACGCTGAACGCGGTAACTTGGCTTGATTACCAATTAATACAGATTCCCGCCACAAACACATCAATTGGTGAGATTAATAGTACAGCGATTCAAGTTACGGCAGACGCAGACGCCGCCGCCGTAAGTGCAGTTACCGCAGAATCAAGCGCAAACTTCAAAGGGCGATGGGTTGATCTAACTGGCGCTTTGAATATTCCGGCATCAGTTGAGCGTAATAGCAGGGTATACCAGCTGCTTGAAAACTTAGCAGACGTTACACTTGCAGATCCGTCAACTAGCTCTAAATGGCTTATTATTAGTTCTAGCGAGTTCTACGCTAGCGACCATGGTTTCATCGGGAGCCTCGCGGGAGACCAATCAGCAGCGTTTGATGCAATGCTACTGGTGGCCTCGGTGGTGGGGGCTCGGAGTGTGATATTTCCAATACCTACAGACTTCGACATTGACACTACTATCGTAAATATGCACGACGTAATATTGTCGGGTTTCGCGACTATACGGACGGACAATGCGGACAATAGATACATTAAGTGCTCAAGCGAAAATAGAATCTCTCAAGAGTCTGATTTTGTTGACATTGGGGATATGTCCTCGTTTAGCAACGCGGTGCTAAACGCAAGATATGGGGGGGTAAACCCTCGCGTCGTACTATTAGGAGACTCGCTATTGATGGGGGGTCAAAATTTCAACGACTATAGCTGGCCTGCATCGCGGATCGAAACCGAGATACGAAACGCCCTTGGATCGGATGGTTTGAATTGTGAGTTTTTTAATCGAGCGATCGCAGGGTCTAACATAGGTGAGGTTGAGGGCATAATCCCAGGATTCGCTACACCGGCGACGACACACGCACCAGGTGAAGTCGCGTGGATCGACAATACTGGCGTAACGTGGCTTTCATACGTTACCGCACTACAGCCTGACCTGATTGTGCTAGCGTTCGGGATGAACGCGCAGAGTTCAGACGACATTCAAGACGCGATATCACTCCGTGCTGCGCTAAAGGCACTACCATCTAAACCGTCAATAATCTGGATGTCAACACCCATGCGCACGGTTGACGCGTCAAAGTCGTTGGGCGTGTTCCCTGGTAACGAGCACACCAACGCGGCGGGCCTGTCTTACGCTAATTTCGGCAGGTTTGTTAGGGATACGGTTATCGACGTAAATAGATCTTCTAACATGGTTATGCTAGGGCGCGACAACTACAGCGCAGCAATCGAAGCGGAGGACGAAAACAGAAGCGTGGTATCTATTGGGTCGACCTCCTCGATCGTTGGTGGAAAGATAACCGCACAGTTAGTCGTAGGGGGTTCGATAAGGTCGGAGGAGTTTTCGCGGGATTGCGCGGTCGAGTTTAGAGTTACGACACAAGGGGCGCTTATTCGAGTTATTGGCCGCGCAGACACGGCGTCGATCAACTCGATACACATAGAAATAACCCCGACAGACATCAATCTAATCGGGCCGGATCGTGTCACTGGGGTGATGGGTACGATTGCGACCGTGGCTGCTACTGTCTCAGGTAAGTTAGTTCGATTTCAGATGCTAGGTAATCGGGTGTTCGTCGCGCTAGATAATGTCTTCGTAATAAATGAGGATCAAATCTACGGTGCGCAGTTTTCTAACAACTTAAGGGTTGACGCCCTAACCGGAGCCTCTGATTTTACGAATTTAGTATTTAGGAGTGGCACCTATAAGACTAACGTTCCCACGTTATCCACAGACCAAATCTTTAGCGCTGACCCGGCTTTTGGCGCGGGGGGTAATGACCTTAACCACCCCAACACAATTGGCATTGAGTATATCTACGGGTCCGCGTTAAAAGGATTTAGTAAGAAGCTACTCACTGAAATGGCCAATAATAAAACGGTGTTATCCGTTGCTTTCCCAGTCCTAGACGGTGCCTTCACGTCGGGTACGATGGTCGCACGAAGAGTAGGGAACAACATAACAGTTAACGCCGACGCGCTGCAAGGCACTATCTCCGCAGGTACAGTCATTGCGACACTTGATCTATTGTACCTGCCCACCGAAGACTTAGTGGTCAGCGGAATATTTCGAGGCACACAGGATCGGCAAGTAAGCGTATTTATTGAGGCATCTACAGGTGACATAATTTATAAAAGCGCTACCGCTGCCGGTGATGGGACTTACGGGTTCACGGTAACTTACGCTAGACTAAATTAATGGTGTCGGCTGGTTAATGCGATGAAAATGACGCCTGAATGTTAGGCGTCATTTATTTACCTTTTTATAAAGCCACCAGCAGCCGGCAGCAAATAAAATTAAGAATATCACACCTGGCATGTTAGGCATAAACGACCCCTTATGTTTCAAATATATCAAACCCGTAAATAGCTTTAATCATCTTTTTCTTTAGGTTATATACGGGAGTTTTTACGCCCTTCACATCCTCGATCACTTCTTTGCCATCTTGAGTGTATTTAAAATCAGCTTTGTAAAACCCAATTTTGGTGCCGTTAATAATAAGGTCGAATCTTGGTTGAAGACTTAGATCCGATATATGCCCGGCTTTTTGCAATAACACCAAGGCGCGATATCTTGCCGCCTCTTTTTTTGAATCAAACTTTATGCCGTCGACCGTTGTTTTTATTGCTCCGTATTTATTTCTCATTTTCTTGTGTCCATTATTGCGTTAATAACATCTTGGCCGAATGGTAAAGTTATTCCACTTTCAGCCATCGAGTTGATCATTTCCTTGAACAGTTCAGATTGAAGCCCGAACGCATCGGTGAATCTATGCCGGTAATGCGTGACGTTTAGCCCGTTGTTGCTGCCGACGTCATGAAGGCGAATCGGTAATGGCAGAATAAACCACTCACCGATAGCTATTTTATTGTGCTTACCTTTACGGCCAACTACATGATGAATTTGCCGATGGTACCCGTTGAGTTCGCTTTGCTCGTAACCTATGGTTTCGTACCAGTTAACCACGTTAGCAACCCATCGTTTTTGCTCTGAATTAGCCATTATTTATTTTGCTCCTGTTCTAGCTGTGAGTATTCAGAATCGCGCGGATTGAATAGAATTATACCGCGTTCACCGGCCCATATTTGATGCTTCATCATGGCGCTGAACCTTTCACCTTTAGTGGCCGCTCGCATGCCGTCATGGTCTTTTTTGGCCCAACCAAGTCGAACGCCATCAGCATCAGCGCCTAAATATTGTTGGGAAAAAAGTTCGTGAGCATCATCTTTATTAAACGGGCGAGTTCCATAGTGCGATCCGTCTGTTTTAAGCATTAATGGCATAGTGCAACCATTACCAGCCATAAATTTAGCTGTTGATGACATCCAGGCACGCCAAAGACGGGCCATTCCCCACTTGCCAGTATTGCCGCTTTGAGTGCTTAAAACTAACAGAGGTGTTTTTTCCAGTTCAATCTGTATCGATTCAAAGCATTCATGAATGTTATGTTTAGTGCATTGGTAATCAGCCATAATAATGTTACTCTTGCATTTCACTTGTTAGTTTTGGCCCATATGGATATGGGCCGTTTTTATTCTGAATCATCAGCAATTGTATCTTCATAAGTTATTTTAGTGTTGTGCTGCTGCATCCAGGTTGGAATGTTTTTATTAAGCCAATTCCAAGCGTCACTCTGTGTTTTCAATCCTTCATACCATCGGACGTAACTAACTAAGTCGTCGATTTGTTCTTGGGTTTTTAGCTGCATTAGCTCACCAACTTAGCTCTATACACAACTTACCAATCCATAAAGCCCTTATATAGCCATCGTAATAACATGAGTAATAGGATATAAACTTATGGTCTTTGTCGCTCGGTATTTCATGAAATCCAATGTGCCACTCGCCGTAAATTGCTGCTTGAAATAAGTCTTTCATCGTCCTGACCTCTTATGTTTCCCGCGTCTATTCTTCTTGTGCGGTGGCGTGAATGAATGTTTCGGAAGGTTACACGTCGCCACATGAGCAATGCTTGATTCACAAGATGATGCAATTGATAGGGCGACAGCTTGATAGATAATAACGTTATTATTCCTCATTTTTATCCGCCTAGATCTGCTTAAGTGGTGGCAAATCAGTGGCACCATTTGCGATGTCAATCTGACGTTGGTCATACGCAATTTTGAACTTATCGCGACTATCACAGCCAAGCATTTTGTTAAATGCAGTAATACCCTTGGATTGCTCAACAGCGGCATCTTTCAACACTTTTATATCCTTCACCTTGTGGATGTTTGGTCCGGTCATACATGTCATTGTTATATTTGCTAATAGCATGTTATTCCCCTTTGTTTTCATCAATAGCATCCAATAAGCCGTCCATTTTCCCGCTATAATCAATTCCTGAATTTGAATCCATCAAGCTATCAGCGTGCCGTTTTATTAATGATATCTGCGCCTTAAGCCCATTATTCTCATCGACCAGCTTGTTAATTCTCGCATCAGCTACCGCCAGCATTTCTTGATTAGCGATTTCGATATTGGTTATCTGATCGTCGTGCTGTTCTAGTTCGGCTTTTAGCTTTACGAACTCACTTTTAGGAATATACTCGCCAAACCCTTCAACCATGATAAGGCTTGACCCGTTACCGTCTTTGTATACTTTTCTTTTCATTTCGTTTCGCTCCATTGTCCGTTGAAAAACTCATAATGCGGCTTCTTTCCTGAACTTAGATATCGGTGCATATTTAAAACTAGCTTACCGCTATAATTTAAATTAAGACTTCTATTGTTTACCCTATACCCATCGCGTGAAGATGAATCTCTAAAGTACCAAGCCCGAACATCAATACCGTTAACATTAACCGCCAACCACTCTAAATCGTTTTGCGGGATGAATTCATAATCCTCAACGAACTTAGATCTATTAAGCCACCCAGCCGTGCCGCATGGCTTAACGTAATGAACTCTAGCATCACTAAGTCTTGACACCCTCCTTGCGTCGAAGTGACCGCTTATCAGCGATTTTTTACCATGAAACTGCCCGACTCTTATTTTAATCATTTCGCTCCCCACTTGTCATTTAGTATAATTTATATCACTTAACTGAGTTGTTGTATCTACGACTATGGTCCACTTGACTTTAGTTAATTCTCCTTTTCCAGAGTCCATCACTCGAGTTATATTTTTTCTCTACTGGCTTTTTACTGGCAACGGTTCGTTTTAGCTTTGGCTCAACAGCTTTTTGCTCGGGCCGGTATTCCTCGGCAACCGCTTGAAGATATTTATTAGCTTCATCGCGCCCAGGATACCCATCATTAAACCTGAGCAACTTCTCATAATGATTAGTAACTTCTCGCCGCCTATCTTCGGGAATGACTTTGAACTTTTTAATTATCCAAAAGATATCATTAACACCACGGCGGCAAAAATACATGATTGGTCTAATTAGTTTTGTCATTCAAGTCATCCCAAGTCTTGATTTTTCGACGGCGCTTGGCCACCTGCCATAGCTTCTAAAAAACTCCCTAATCCTAACTTTAATTGTTAGAAAGCAATCTTGGCACATGTAACAATCCATCTCCTTAACCCCTACCCACCCCTTGTACGTCCTAGACGCGTATTTCCCGCAATCACACTTAACCTGCCATCTAACTTTTTTAGTATCAAGCCTCCCTAAAATAGTTAGCCTGCCTTTTTTCTCTCCGGTAAGATCATTGTTTGATGTTACCTTCTTCATTTTCTTCGGGGCGAACCACACGTCAACATCAGAGTAGCCAGCATTAAACTCATTATCTTTAGATTGCTTCGATGTAACTAAGGCGGCAGTTTTGTTTATTGGCATTAAATATCTATGCATAATTATTTACCCCTTAGTTTTCTTTTTGGCCATCTTTTTAGCCATCTTCGATTCTTTCACCGACTCTTTAACCATGCGTTCAATCATTTTTCCAACCGTTTTATCGATGAATGATGACTGCTTAAACATCTTCTTGCCCATTTCTGCATGGCGTCGAGCAATAGCTTGATTAGAACCATCTTTAACGGCTTCATTTATGATTGAGTCATATACAAAGTTTGCAATGTCCATGTTAACCCCCTTTAGTTTGTAAATAGCGTTTCTTATACGGCCCGATCAATCTGGTTCCGTTGGCCTGCATAACAACTATTTCAGCATCAAGCCTGATATTTCTAGCTTCTTCCGTTTCGGTTTCGCGAAAAACTTCAGGGCTAGCAACCTGAACAGGGTTAATATCATATTCGACTAACTCCCCGTTTCTAACTAGCTGAATGTTTCTAGTTAAAACCTTTTTAAATAACGCTCTGGCCTTTTCTTCCGATAGCTGCTGCTTGCATCTAAAACCGACCTCTTGGCGCGTTTCGTATTCAGCAATGTCATTGCATGGCTTTCTGTTGATCATGCGGTTAAATGCTTCGTCAGTGTCAATTTCAGGCCCATCACACCAGTTAATAAACTGACCAACACTAGGCCAAAACGGATTAACGCCTTTTCTGGCCGCCTCAAGACCGGCTTTTATCTGCCATTCGTTAGAGATATTGTTTTCGATAAATGCCTTGGTCCATGTCTTTTTGGCAGCACTCCATGTCTCGCGAGTCTCAAATGCTTGCTTCCAAGCTGGATAGCATGATTTAAGTTCTTTAAACAATTCGTCGATAACAGACTTAGCATTTTCAGAAACTTGTTTTTTAAGTAACTCGTTTTGCTGATTAGCCTCGTTGGTTGCTGCCATGTTGCTTTGCATTTTTTCCATAACTGCTTTTAAATCTTTCATGATCACATCCCCAGGTCTTTATGCCAGTTATCATCATCCCAGTTATCGGGTTGCTGTTGAGCTGCTGATTGTTTGACAGGGAATAGACCTTGATACTCGTTGTTAATTGACTGTTGAATAATTAACGCTTGAGTTTGCTCGTTCCCCATGGTGATTATTTTTTTCATAGCGGAATCGGTTTTATACTTTTTGAATTTGCACTTAGCACGAAAAGTAATCCACAAGTCCCATGCTTCACAATTCAGCCCGACAGGGCGCTGATCTTTAATATAATTATCACTATCACTCTTTGTTTTATTCTTATTCTTTGTTTTATTATCTGCTACGTTTGCTACCTTTTGCTTGCTATTGCTAGCATTTGCTACCTTTTGCTTACCTCCCTTGGAGCCCGCTTCTGCTCTACGTTTGCAGGTCGTTTGATACTTTTCGTCATCACGCTTAAATTGGTTTTTAAATGGTGAAAAAGCAATTCTTACAACGCCGTGAAGCTCCATTTCTTCACCAATTTGATGCGACCTAATGGCATTAAATAACTCACCAGCTTGCTCGTTGGTAAGGTCATCAAGGATGTCCAAGCTATCAATGTGTATTAAGAATGACTTTTTGCCGCCGCTCATAATTGAACTCTGGTGGCTTTTTTCTGGAATGTGGACGCGAGAATATCAATTAAATGTATAGCTTCCTGCTTATCGGCTTTAAAAAACTCTTTAGCGACGTGTCTCCCGCTAAGATTTTGATGGCAGTATTGCTCGAAGCCCAAACAGTCACATGTTTCATAACTTGCTAATAGCTCAAATGGGAATGGCACTGATTGATTAGATAAAACTTTTAATCTTTTTGCTGGATCTGAATTTGTAGCGCCTATTTTGACAATTTTCTTCATTGCTTTATTATAAGCAATGTATACAAATCCTTTTTGGTTTCTGTGTAGATACATGCCTGATTACCTCGCTGTCTAAATTTATCCTCTGTTAGCGCAGGGGATTTTTATTGCCTATGTTAAAAGTTTTTCCATCTTCCAAACAATAAGCGCTGAATCGTCTCCGCCCATTGAGGATTCGATATGTTCAATGTAGTAATTGCCAGATTTAAGCCAAAGATAAAGCGTTGAAACCCCTATCTCTAAAGAAAATGCGATCTCAGCTTTAACCTCTCGAAGTGGCAGGCTTGATTTCGCAGCCTCGCCCTCGACGTATGCGTGTAAGTCCGTTGCTGTAATGTTCATTTGTAGCTCCGTTTGATTTATTAGATTTAATAATATCATTTATTGGATAGGAGTCAACACTTCAATTGATTTATTTCACGCACTAAAAAGCCGCTCAATGGCGGCTAGTTGGGTGGGTGGTTGGTGTTATTTTGTTAATGCTCTTATTAGCGACTCGATACGCTTAACTCTCCATCCGTAACTTACACGTAACTCAGCGTATAACTCACCAAGGGTCATATCTTCTAGATCTTTCATTTTAAAACTCTCCGTTATTGTTATGCGTTAGCATATAAAAACTTTACTGCGCTATCAATTTGAACCTGAGTTAGCCCAGCGCACGTATCAGGGTTTAAATTGATAGGTTCGTCATTTTTGTATTGATCATCCCATTCGTCAGCAACTATATCAATCGCCTCTTGAGTTGGCTCTACAGCCTTGAGTATGGCATTATCAAAGCTACCAACTAATTTATCCATTTCGTGAAACATCATTCTTCCCCTTTATCGGTCATAGTTTAGTGGTGGTTATCTAAGTTCTGCTGTCGCATACCAGCCAACATCAAAATGATATTCACATACGGGGCACTCAACCTCTGAGCTATCACAGGCGCGTTCTGGTAGGTCATCGTGATCCAACTCAAAGATATGTTTACATTCTGGACATTCAATGTTCATTTTTGTTATTCCTGTTTATGTGTTAGTTGTCATTTCTACCCGCTTTAACGAGCGGGTTTTTTAGCCCCAGACTTCCATAAGTTCCTTGCGCAATAAAGCTGCGTTTTCAGCCTTAACCATGCGCTTGTGCAGCTCACAGTCAATTTTAGTTTTGATCGACTTGTTAGCTTCGTGAATGCGCTTGAGTGATTTGTCAGCCAGGCTTTGCGATTCTTTCTTGCTGATACTGGCTTTCTTGTTTTTGGTTAGGTTCATTGCGTAATCTGACATGTTAGTTCTCCTCGCATTGCTGCATTGTATAAGTGTGATGATCGCCGCGTGTAACCGCTATTAAATCCACGATTCCGTTTGTTACAGTGGTCATTACGTAGTCGGGGTAGGTTGCTGTTGATTTGATTGCCCACTCACTACCTCCTGCAATGGACTGTATCGCCATTGAGTGAACCATATTAAGCAGCCGATACGCCTCGGTCTTATCATTACTATTGGCTGTGATTGCTTCTATTTGCATGTTATTTCCCCATCATTTTAAAAATTGCGTTGTTTGCGGTGTATTTAGCTAAGCGCTCGTTGCCATTAATAGCTATTAGCGTTGGCATCGTCCAAGTAACTAAATAGCCAGGCATCCACGGCGTAAACTGGCCGGTGTAACGTTCGATGGGATTTACCATGGCATCACCTCGATATTAACGAATGAATAGGCCTCGATAATTGCGAATACAGCAAACAAGAACCAAAACCAGGCCTTTAGGTGTTTTTTATATGGCATTGATAGCTACTCCTATAATTACGGCTAAAACGATAACCCAAGGGCTATTACAGAATTTGTCCCAGTTCATTATTTGCGCCCCTTGATTTGATTCTCAATTGAATCTCGAACCACCTGAATTTTCAGCATGTCTTCAACGTGGTCTGAATAGATTTTATCGGCCTTATGGTAGAGCTCATCCAAGAAGACTTTGCCGCTTGAGTCAATCTCGCCGCAGACTTCTAGCTCTATTGCCTGTCCTGCTATGTTTATAGTTACTGGTGTGTAAGTAAATGTGCGCGCTGTCATGGTGTCTCTCCCTTTGTTTTAGGTACGTTACTATTAGTGTGGGATTGAGTCAAGCGTTAATTCATATCAAAATTAATATAAAATAATGTATGATTAATGTTGACCTCGCTTATTGTTTTATATTACTATTGCTCTATCAAATTAGGAGGCAGTATGAAGCAGAGACAATTAAATTTATCTAAAGAGTCGATTCAAAACGAAAAAGACTTAAAACGATTAAGTGATGGTAAGTCTATCCAGATATCTAGGGATGGCATTTACGAAAAGGCGTTAAGAAGTAAACTGGCATCGGTTGCTAAAACATATGGCGACGATAAAATTTTAGAAAGACTGAGAGGGCCGATAAATGAATAACTATAAATGCCCAATATGCGGATCATCAATGACCGTTAGGCAAGTAGCAGACGGCGAGGTTATTGATTGCGATAACGATAACCAAGAATGTAATTATCAAGTTGATAAGGAAGATTAAGATGGACAATAAAATTGTAACAATTGAACAAAATGAAACCGCTGTGCAAAACTCACCAATGCGACTTGTTGAAATGGCGATTCAGTCCGGTGCTGACATTGAAAAGCTTGAGAAGCTAATGGATTTACAAGATCGCTGGGAAGCAAAGCAAACCAAAAAATCATTCCTTGAAGCTATGTCTAATTTTCAACGCGTTTGCCCTGACATCATCAAAAAGAAAGATGCTCACAACAGTAAGTACGCACCACTGGGTGACATTGTAGCGCAAATTAGAGCACCGCTAGCTGATTGCGGCCTGTCCTATCGATTTGAACAAAAGCACGATAACGGCATCACGGTTCGCTGTATTATTAGTCATGTTGACGGGCACAGCGAATCAACCACAATGACGGCTGCGGCTGATACATCGGGCAGCAAGAACTCAATACAATCAATTGCGTCAACGGTGACCTATCTTAGTCGTTACACGATGACAGCGGCACTAGGCATTGTTACTGCTGACGCTGATATGGACGGTCGATTGCCTGATGAAATGAAAACAACAATCGATCAAGACCAAGTTCAGCAATTGTATAATTTACTTTGTGACGAAAATGGAACTTACACCAAAAAAGGCGAGAAAGTTAGACGGGCATTCAAATTCGAAAACTTGACCGATATTCCGTCTAAGAAATTTAACCAAGTACTAAAGGCGGCATCATGATTATCATTGACAATATAGAACAAGGGACAACTCAGTGGTTTTTTACAAAGGCGGGGGTTGTATCGGCCAGCCGAGCAAGTGAGTATTCATCAGAACCAAAACTAGCGCCGTTGCCTGATGATCACCTTTACTATAAAGACGGTAACGAGCATTTTATAAAAATAGGGGATCGCCAGTTCTCTGGAGCAAATAAATCTAACGTAACCAAGGAGGCCAGAGAGTCATTATTACCTGTTTATGGCGATATGCGTCAAGGTTACATGTGCGAGTTGGTAGCGCAGATTTGCACCGGAGAAATACCAGAGGAAATGAGCTTTAAACAATGCGAATGGGGGAAAGATCACGAAGATGAAGCGAGGGCGCATATTGAGCTTGAACTAGGTGTTGACGTTACTGTGCCAGCGTTTATATATCGTGACAATGATAAGCGGTTTGGTGTTAGTCCAGATGGTTTAATTGACGGTAAAAAAATCGGCTTGGAGTTAAAGGTTCCATTTACATCAAAAGTATTCGTAGAGTTTGCTACATGCGACAAAATAAAAAAGGAATACATCGAGCAGTGCCAGTTTTCGATGTGGGTTACTGGATACGAAGGTTGGTATTTTGCTAATTACGATCCGCGTATGAAAAGTAAAAATTTACACTACACATTAATTGAGCGCGATCAAAAATACATGGATAAATACGACCGGGCAGAAATTAACTTTATTAAAGATATGAATACTATGCTTGATAAAATGGGTGTTGAATTCGGGATGCAATGGCAATGATTGGTCTAGCCGGGCTATGTAATAGCATATTAAACCCTGTTGATTTATCTCATAAGTTAACCGATGGCACAAATTCAATTACCAAGGCAAAAGTAAAACAAAGACTAGGCCCGGAGCCAAAGCCATTCTATAGCCCGATATGGGCCAAAAACAATATTGGCCCGGGACGTCGAGTTATAAGCATAAAATTTGAAGGTGGCGAAAGGCTAAAGCGGTGCCCGCAGTGCGAGATATGGAAGTCTGCCGACACGGAGAGCTTTAGTATAGATCGGCACCAGTTAATAGGCATATCTTCAAGGTGTAGATGTTGCTCAAGAAAAAACCAGCGTAAGACTAAAGCATAATAGATCAACCCACAAACAAAGCTTACTCTTATGGGTAAGCCACTAACAAGCGAGAACGATATGATGACATTAGATAAGTTTTACTCAACCGAAAGTGCAGAGGATATTCAGTGGTTCAAAGGATATCGTTCCGACTGGATGACTGATGACCAGTGGTTGTGCCATTTATTTTTAAGCCAGTTGTTTTGCGGTTTCCATCACATAATGGGCAAACCAAAAGCATTTGGCAGCGGAATAGTTATTAACTCAAGAGAGCATCGTTTAGCAACTTTCGACTTCGATTACCTAACCAAGGCGGTAATCATGGCTCATAACTGGGGTGTTAGATTCTCAGTTGAGGGCGGCGGTCCAGGTATGATAAAGATTCTATTATTTAAGCGTTCGGAGCGGACCGGAGATGTATCACAGCGGCACCCGTTAATGTCCGAGGCTGTCGAAAAGTATAAAGACAAATAAGGCGCGGCGAATGAAATATCTACTCCCAGGCAACGAAAGCACTAAACGGGTTGAGCTATTAATCAGCTTAACTCGAATAGAGAGCGAACCATTGATTAAGGCTATAAATCAGCATTTAGTCAACGGTAAGCCAGAAAACAGCGCGGCCGTACTCAACGGCATACCGCAGCCTAATTTTAATCGGGCAATGGTCAAGCTAAACAAAGTAGCTGAGACCGTTGAGGCAATCAAAGCGCTGGACTGGACTCACATTAATAACAAATCACAAACTGATGTAAAACGGAGAAAACTATGCAACACATAATCATAGCAATGCAAAAAGACGCGATTCAACCATTTAATTGTTGGCTACCACTTGAACCAGGAGCCGAACAGGACTAACCAAGCCGGCCCGTTAATTCGGGCTTTGTGGGTGCCAGGATATGAAATATTAAACAACCAGAGGATAACGTTATGAAAACGCAGGGGGAAAGCCCTTAGAGATTAGTCTCCGCAGCCGCTTAATTGCGGCTTTGTCGGTAGTAAAACAACAAAGGAAATCAAAATGAGTTTACTTAGCGTATATAGATTATCAACTGATTACAAAAAGCTTTATCAGCGTGTTAATGCTGGTGACGTTATCGCCGCCTTTGCTGAAAGAAAGCGATCTAACTCGGATGTTCTTGTTACTGATATTTGCAGGGTAATAAAACATCGAACATTTACTTTCTCATTCGGGGTGTGTGGCATTTCATACGATGAGATATTTCCATTCGACAGCTCGCAAGGAACGGAAGAAGAAGTGTTTATTGCGGCCTGTGAGGGTTTAAATCTAGGCTGGATTGAGCCTTAAAACAACAAAGGAGCTAACATGACAAAACATCAATTAAACATTATAAAGCTTGTCGATTTGATACACGACATCGAGAACACTAATTGCCACGTCGGTAGTCTCGATGGCTTAAATTTACTAAATGGCTTAGTAAAGATTCACTCCGAACACACTGGATCTAAGTATAAACCGTACAGTCAAAAACCGGTTGGCCCGGCAAAAGATTATGTGGCTTGAAGTCGCACTAACAATACTAGCCATGTCGGCTGGTGTTATCGGTATAGCGTCTGCGTTGGGCGCTTTGATTAATTATTATTTTGGAGGCGATCATGAATAGTGTAACGTTTGAGCATGTCGCGTACGCAGCAGCTTTAACTGTTGGCTCAGTATCCATACTGTTCGTTGGCTCTGTTTTAGTTATATGTTTAGTTAAAAAATTTGGAGATTATGATGATGAGTAAATTAATCGAGCAAATAAAGTTTCACGAAGGCTTACGATTAAAGCCGTATGTATGTACCGCTGGAAAGTTAACCATTGGCTACGGTAGAAACCTTGAAGATCGCGGAATCACTAAATATGAAGCTGAACTTCTTTTATCTCATGACCTGGCAGAAGTCGAAAGCCAGTTAAAGGACAAGCTTGAGTTTTGGAGTGCTCTCGATCACGTTCGTCAAGCTGTACTGATTAATATGGCTTTCAATATTGGCATTAATGGCCTAATGAAATTCAAGAAAACTCTGGTCATGATCGGAAATGGTGAATATTCATATGCGGCAATTGAAATGATGGATAGCCGATGGGCAAAGCAAGTTCCTAAACGTGCGCTTGATTTGAGTGTTCAAATGGATCTGGGGATTTTCTCATGAGTTGGTCAAAAGTAGGTAAATTTTTAAAGTCGGCACTACCAATGGCGGCGAATGCTTTAACTGGTGGATCCGCTGGTGTTATTGGTTCCTTAATTTCTTCAGCAATGGGTGTTGATAATAATCCTGACGCTGTAATGGCAGAATTAAAGCGGGATCCCGATGCTATTTTAAAATATAAACTAGCAGAACTGGAAAATGATAGCGTTGTAATTGTGGCGTGTCAGCAGGTTGAATTGGAAAAACTTCAAACTGTTAACGACACAATGCGTGTTGAGATTAATTCGGGCGATCCATTTGTTCGCCGGTGGCGTCCGTTTTATGGCTACTGCGTTGCCATATCCTGGCTAATTCAAATGATGGGCTTTACTTTTGTATTTGGATATACGGCAATAAAGAACCCTGACAAGCTCATGTTGGTAATTCAGCAATTCGCTGTGCTGTCGGGTTCGTTAATTGCTTTGTGGGGTATTGCGTTGGCCGTGCTTGGTGTAAGCGTGCATAAGCGGAGTCAAGACAAGCAGCAACCAGTCGAAGACAAAGCAAAAGGCATTCTTGCTAAACTAATGGGGAGATAATCATGCTACCACCACGCATAAAACAAGAGCCATACTGCCACAAAAGCAACATCATAGTTTTGGTGGTTCTTGCTTTTTGTGTGGCACTATCGTTGTATGTTACAATCGGACAATAGTTAATTAATTGGATGAAATAATGGCTAAGCGACCTGAAAGAAAAGCGGTTAAAAATGCTGGTAATGGTGGCAGAAAACCTAGACTACCACCACAAGCCAGAAGCGTCGATAAAAATGGCCGCACACATGGAGCGGATGGGAGATTCGAATGATTAAACCATTGGCCATAGCTATGCTAAGCTGGATGTTTAGCCTATTGGTAGGCGAAGCTTACGAGTATCAAACTTGGCAATGCTTGGTCAATATGTCTCTAGTTGACTTTATGTTCTTTGCGGTGTTTTACTATAGCGATATAGATAATCAAAAAGTTAGATGGATTTGCACGTTATTATTTATTTCCATTGTTTTCACTTGGCTTTCATCAGTAGCGTTCTTTTTGTACCATTACAAACTGATTGGAGCTAGCTTTTTTGCTGTAGATGTTGATATTGACCTGTTCGGTAATGTTAGCCTTGTTTTATCGTTGCTAATACTTATCGTTTCATCACTTAATGATCGCGTCATGGACAGATTAGATGGTTTATGTTGGCCTAGCTTTGCTCATTCTTTTCGGTATAGTTTTGATCTCAGTCGCATTCGTAATGCTAAGAAAGGTGCATTCTGAAGATCACAAGCGTAGTAGACGCAATAGGCCAGCCAGTAGTCGAAGCGATAAACGCCGCAGGTAACAAGGTTGGGCTCGCATCTATTGGCGCTACTGCTGGCATTGTCGCAAGCATTAAGGCTGGCATTATCGACTTGGTTGGCTCTTGGGGCATGACAGACACAGCGCTATTAATATCAATGACTGGCGGTGTTATGTTTTGCCTCAAGTTAAGAATGGACATAAAGAAATCGGCACTTGAAATGGAACTAATGAAAAAGAAGGCTGAAAAAGATTAACCAATACCCCCGACGAGGTAGATACTCCTAAACTAGAGGGAGGTGATCGAGAGCGTAACTCGCAAGTTTATATCGAGACTGTTGATAAATAGAGTTGATATAAGTAACTAACCGGCTTAAAGGCTGGTTTTTTATTGGGTGAAATAAATCAAAAATGATATATCAAAAGTGTTGTGTTTCGCAATCAGTGTGATAAGGTTATTACATAGGCAGGGCGAACACAAAAAGGAAATATCATGAAGCGCATGGATGAAAAACACAGAATAGAGCGGCCATTTTACATAGTTGAGTTTGGCGTTGTTATTATTTTTCTTAGTTACAAACTAATTTGCTTTTTAGGTGGAATATGGATTTAAAAAAACACATCAATAAAAATCACGGTGGCAATGCATCGGCGTTTGCCAAGTCTGCCGGCACAACTTACCAGCAAGTGCAGCGCTGGATTAAATTGGATTGCATATGGCACGACGGCGATGTATGGCAGCGCAAAACGAAGTTAACACAAAACAAATTGGATGATAAATCATGAAAACAAAAAACGTTAAAGTAAGAGTTAAGGATATCAAGGCGGGAGTTGCTATTTATACGTCGCATCCCATCTATGGCATAGAGTCATCTGTAGTTGTTGGTAAGCCATTTATGATTAGTGGAATAGGATTATTCTACAAAGTAAAGGTAACGTCTAAATATGGCGACTACAGGACCGAGCATAGTATTTGCGATTCCGGCATCAAAAAAGGCGAGTCATATAATTACCGTAGAACATTTTTCAAGTTAAAGCATGCAGAAGAGTGGGCAAAGAAGATGTTAACGGACAAAGGTTTCATTAAGCAACAACAAAGACATGAGAACAGCATGAAGCCTTTTAACCATGTCTTTGCGTAAATAAAACCCCACCGGCTTTAATCGGCCGGTGCAAATAAGGGAATGACGATGAAGAAGCAAAAAATTTACGCAGAAGTTTTGGAAGATGTTGCGTTAGAACAGTTTAATGACGCTATGGCTCAAGATTTCGTTGTTCAAGGTGCGTTAATGCCAGATGCTCACATGGGCTACTCTTTACCAATTGGCGCTGTTGTAGCAACTAAAGGCGTGATAGTTCCGGCCTGGGTTGGTTATGACATCGGCTGCGGCATGTGTGCTATACCAACTACATACAACGTCGATGAAATTAAAATATTCGCCAAGGAGATATTTGATAAAATTTATGAACTGGTTCCTGTTGGTTTTAACGTAAATCAAAAGAATATCGAATGTGATTTGTCGCCTAATGATTTGTCAGAGTTAGGTCAAAAAGCATTTGAAGCCAGAAAAGGGTTTAGATCTCTTGGTTCGCTTGGTGGCGGTAATCACTTTATTGAAATCGGACAAGATGAAAGCAATTGTGTCTGGATTGTGATTCATTCGGGATCTCGCGGCCTAGGTCATGGCATAGCGCAAGAATACATGCGGCTTGCATCTGGTGACGGCAAGGTTAGAGAGGGTCATTTCGGGCTAGACGTTAATAGCGAAGGCGGTAAAAATTACATTAACGATATGAATTGGGCGCTTGATTTCGCATTGGCCAACAGAAAAGAAATGATGTGCAGAATCGAACATGCAATGTCAGCCTATTGTAAAGGGTGGGTTAGATGGCCCGAATTAATCAACAGGAACCATAATCACGCCGAAGAAAAGAATGGGCTATGGATCCACCGCAAGGGCGCGACACACGCCGAGCACAACATGCTAGGCGTCATCCCAGGCAATATGCGTGACGGATCATTCATCGTTAGAGGTAAGGGCAATCCTGATTCGTTATTTTCAAGCTCTCATGGTGCTGGTCGAGTTCTCGGCAGAAAGGCGGCAAAGAAAGCGTTGAACACTGATGACTTTAGAAAGGAAATGATCGGTATTACCGCAAAGGTTGAAGATTGTACGCTGGACGAATCGCCAATGGCCTATAAAAACATCTTTGAAGTGATGGAATTGCAAAAAGATTTAATAGAAGTCTTGCATCATATCAAACCTTTGATTAATATTAAGGGGTAAATAGAAATCAGTGTGTAGCTCAGCTTGGTAGAGTAGCGGCTTTGGATGCCGGCGGTCATAGGTTCGAATCCTATCTCACTGACCAAATTTATGTTATAGTACTATTGTTGATTGGATCCGACCCAAAAGACACTAGATAGGGTTTTGCTTTAGTAGTTGCGTGCATCGTGCACGGTCGGACAGCTGCTAAACCAGAACCTTTTTTATTGCCCCGAATTCAGATCCAAGATTTATCCTAGCTACACACTTCATCAACAAAACGTGATATTCAAAGCTACGAATCAAAACAGCATTAATGAAACACCTAAATATAAAATTACGTTGATACGCGGATAAATAAGCAATATGTCAGGGTTAATGGTTTGGTCAGCCTAAAGGATTTAAAGTGATAGCTTAATACTGTTTTATATATTTGTATTGGTCTCGCAGGTAATCCCTGACAAGCGTATCTAATGACCACTATTTAAAATTAATAATTGGAGAATAAAATGTCAGTTTATCAAGTAGAAGATTATTACATTTATATCAATACTGAATCATACGATAAAGAAGCTATAAAAAACCTTGAGGACCATTTAAAAAACCTTGGTCACGACTTTGAAATTCAAGATGGCAGTATAACTATTGACGGATTCCAATGTGAATACGAAGCGGAGACAATAGAACGTGAAATAATGACCCAATTAAGCGGGCAATAAAGAGGAATAACAATGAGCATTGAAATAAGCATAAAAGAAGGATGGGTTAATTTGGAAGTCAGCGGGGATATTCGGATCTCTTACCCTGTGTTTGGAGATAAAGATTCTAGGGACGAAAAGATAGACGAATTCGCAGAGGCGTTAAAGCGCGCCTTATCTGGCGAGAGATTGAGCACCCTTGATTAAATTAAGCGAGATAAAACAATGGAAACTCTCAACAACAAAGAACTTGACGCAGCTATCGAAAAGCAAGCAATCGAGCGTAACGCAAAGAAGGCGAGCAAGATAACCGGTAATCGAATCTGGGATATAGCGACCCGGAATAACCTCAAGCCGAAAGTGATTAGACTCAAGAAGATGTACTAAAACCAAAGCCGCTTAATCGCGGTTTTAATAAAGAGGAATAGATTATGGAATTTATACCTTCTGGCGCAACACATAAGAATCCGCTTATTTGTAAGTCACAATGTCAATATGTAAGGATTGAAAGAAGCGGGCTTTATTCCTTTTGGGACAATGACCGATGGACTAACGTTAATAACTACATGATAAAAGACATGAGTCATTTGATAGAAATAAAGCGATAATAAAATATGATACAATAACCTTTTAACCATTGGAGGTGCTTGGATGAGTAACCGAAAATTAAACAGCTATGACGTGTTGATGTGGTGGGGCAAAGTCCTTAACTCATGCAACACAGAAGACCAATTCAAAAACGCGCTTAACCTTTGGCCTAAAGTTATTGAGCTAACGCCGTGTGTTAGCGATGCATGGATGGAGATTGTTAATACTGCCAAGGTAAAGCTAGGTCGTATAGTTGTACCATTAAAAGTCACCAAAGTTAATCAAAACCTTACTACTATTGAGTGGGAATACCCAAAGACAGCAATAGAAGTTAAACGAGCCGTGTTCGGACAATTAATACCGCCGGGGGTAGAATGAGTCAATCACGCCCAACCAAATCAGAAGTCGACACTTACGCCGGACATTATGTGCTTTATGGTGAGCAGAGTAATGCCTGGAGGGCCACTTTCCCAAAGAGTAAAGCAAAGGCTGAGGTTATCCACGTAAAGGCGTCAGCGTTCCATTCTCTTGCTAAGATTCAGGTAAGGATTAAAGAGCTAGAGGTTAAAGTGAGCAGCAGAGCAAAAGAACGTTTCAATATGGACTCTGATTGGCTGCTGGAAGAGTTAAGGGGTGTTAGAGACATGGACGTTATGGACATCATGGAAGATGACCTAAAATCATTCAAACCCTTGAGTGAATGGCCCGCTATTTGGCGAAGGGAGATATCAGGCATTGATTTGATGACGATAAGTAATAGTGATGAAAATATTGAATCGATAATTAAAAAAATAAAGTGGCCAGATAAAACGAAAAATAGAGAGCTTATTGGTAAGCACGTGAAAGTATCTGCGTTTTCTGAGAACTTGAATATCATAACGGGTGCCGAGGTTACCCCGTGGGGCGATATAACCGCTGGCGTCGATAAGTAGCAAATTACATTTTAAACTAAACAGGATATAAAAATGTCACATAAAAACTTAAAGGTATTCGATATTGTTGAGGTTGTTATCAACCCTAGACAAGAAGAAGCTAGTTTTGCTACGGTTCTGGAGTTAACAGACTACCGCGGCGAAGATGCAGCGCTAATTCAATATCACAACAACTCATGCGGCCCTCAAAAAGTGTGCGTTGCATTTATGAATAAGCACCAACAAGCGGATTAATGAGTAGCCTACACTTTGCCCCTCAAAAAGTATTCGCCCCGGCATACAACACCGATGCTAAGCAGATAATCAGTGAGCGATCATTCTTTAGTTCATTATATGACTTCTTTGTCGATTATGGCGGTCGAGGCGGCGGCAAGACGAAAGACAAAGTTAAATCAGTCGTGCTTGAGTCAACTATTCGATGCGTTCGCGTATTAGTTACTAGAGAGCTTCAAAACTCAATCGAGGAATCGGTCAAGGCTGAAATAGAGGCTTGCATCGAAGAATTAGACCTTCACCACTTCTTTAAGATCACCGAAAAGCAGATAGTGGGGCTCAATGGCTCAAAGTTCATCTTTAAGGGCCTAAAGAACAACATCAATAATATTAAGTCAATCGCAGACGTTGATATTGTCCTAGTGGAAGAGGCAGAAAACGTTAGCGAGATATCATGGGAAAAATTACTCCCGTCAATACGTCCTAATAGTGGCCGCGCAATTGTTATTGTCATATTCAACCCGGCAAACAAGCTTGATTCGACATGGCAGACATGGATAGAAAACACTCCTGTGCGAACGTTATTAACCAAGTGTAACTACGATGACAATAAACATTTTCCGCCATTCCTTGAGGCTCAACGTCTGCATGACGAGAAAACCCTACCACCAAGGCGCTATAAAAATAAGTGGCTTGGCATTCCAGCGGGACCCGAAGGCGATATCATTATCGATCTTGAATGGCTTGAGGCTTCAAGGTTTGCCAGTCAACATCCTGATTGGGTTAAAGCTGGACCTAAAAAGGTTGCATATGATCCCGCTGGCCAGGGCCGTGATGCTAACGCCGTGGTTTACGCTGATGGCAATTGTATTGTTGAGGTCGACGAATGGGTTAAATCATCCGATTTGAGAGAGGCGTCACGTAGAGCGTTAATGATGGCCAGAACACATGATGCTGACTCATTTACTTATGATGAGTGTGGTGGTTTTGGTGATGGCGTGAGCGTATTTGTTAGTGATAATGTATCTGGTGACGACGTTTCTAAGATAACCGAAAAGACGGACATGAAAAGCCTACCTTTCGATATGGACGAAGGGGCAACAGAATATAAATACCCTAAGATGCACATTGACGTGATCCCATTTAACGCAGGCGATCCGATTTTAGCGCCAGAAGACGAAGTGATAGAAGGAACAGAAAAGCTGCCGCATGAGATATACTGCAACCAGAAGGCTCACGCTCACGGCGTTGTTGCTCAGATGCTTTACAATACATTTAGGTTTATTAAGCTTGACGAGCGAGATATAGAGCCAACTGAAATGATTAGTTTTGACATTGAAGATGATGATGTCTGGAAAAAGATAATGCGTGAAATGTCCACCGCGTTATGGGTCAAGTCAGAAGCTAATAGCAAAAAGAAAGTTGAAAGCAAAAAAGACATGAAAAAGCGCACTGGGCAAGAGTCACCGAATATTAACGATTGCGTTATAATGTGTTATGCTCCTGAAGAAGAAATCAAAACCGCCGGTACCATTTTCTAACCAAAGGATCTTTCATGTTTGGTCGATCAAAGCAAGAAAAGCAAGAAGCGTTAACCGCTAAATACAATAGCGAACTAAAAGACCTGCTTATTCAGATTAACAGTAATACTGAGCGGTCAAATCTGTTTGCTAACATCCGCGGCGGCGGGTTTGATTTTGCCGATGCGCTGCATAATGTGTTTGAGGATTTCGGCTATCCATGTCAACTAACCTTTTTCAATTTCTGGAATATGTATCGACGTTTTGGCCCTGCTGCTGCCGTTGTTAATATCCCGCCAAATCTATGTTGGTTATCTTCGCCTGAGGTTAAAGGTTCAGACCAATTCAATCGTGAGTTTAAAAAACTGGCAAAGAAGACAAGGTTATGGAACAGATTAAAAGGACTTGACAAACGTCAGCGCGTTGGGCGCTATGCCGGGTTGTTTATCCAGGTTGGTGACGGCAAGAGGCAAAGCGAACCGGTAGAGGCTTTAAATGGCATTGGCAATATCCATAACCTAAAGCCTATCTACGAAGGTCAGTTAGAAGTCTCAACCACTGACACCGACGAAAAAAGCCCTACCTTTGGCGAGCCAACGATGTATACGTTTTCTTCGGGCGGCACAGGTAATAAGGATGATAGAGCGGCTGTTGCATTCCAGATTCACCCATCAAGATTAATAGTAACGGCCGAAGGTGCAGACGATGGCACTATTTACGGCATTAGCGCATTGGAAAACATATTCAATGATTTAATGGACCTAAGAAAAATCAGCGGTGCCGGTGGTGAGGGTTTCTATCAGAACACTCGTAGCGCGCCAGTGATTACCACTAAAGACGGCTTTAAGGCTCCAACCACTCAGAAAGGGAAGGATGCCCTAGAAAAAGAAATAGACGACTTCCTATCAAAATGGCAAAAGAAGTTTGTCGCACAGGGCTTAGAATTCGTATATCCGGACATATCTCTCGATAACCCGAAAGAATTTGCTGAAAACTCATGGAATAACATCAGCTCAGGCAGTCAATTATCAACCAATCGATTGCGCGGCGTTCAAACTGGCGTGTTGGCTGGTGATAAAGATTCAAAAGCTGACCTAATGACCATGCAGTCAAGGCGAGAAAACTACCTATCAGGGCTGGTGACTGACTTTGTTGACTGGATGATATTGCATAAGGTGTTGCCTGCGTCTGAATTCGAAATTATTTGGGATGATTTATTAGCCGCGTCAGATCAAGAAAAACTAGAACTTGGCGGTAAGATGTCCGTAATCAATGAGGCGTCGTTTAAATCGGCATTACCGCCAGTGTTCAGCGTGGACGAAATACGAGAAACATCAGGTTTTGATCCGCTCACCTTTGAAATTCCTACTGAAGATTTAGACGATGACATTAAAGACTAATCAAAAGGCCACAAGGCAAGAGCAAGATCCCACCAATCAAGCCGGGACCAGGGCAAGAGCTACCCGCGACAATAACCAGCGCTTAAACAATGCGGCTCGCAAAATATTAGCAGCATGGCGAGATGTCGACGCTAAAAAAACTACTCGCAAGAAAATAATCAACGAACTATCTAGCAATGAAACGTTAGATTTTTATGTTTATGATTTAACCTCTCGCGGCAAAGAAGATTTGTTTGTTGAAATATCAGATTCAGTAAATGAAGAATTGGAAACGGCCGAAGTAACACCGCCCTTTGATTGGTACTATCAGCAGTATATTGAAACGGCATATAGAGGCGGTACAATACAAGAAAACGCAGAGATAGCCGTTCTGCTTGCCCTGGTCGTCGGCTCTATAACTATTGAAACCGCTAGCATATTATCGTCATCACAGTATCTTGATTTACTCAAGGCCGCGGTAAATAAGAATTATCCACTATTTAAGGGGCTTTCGGAGACCACAAGTAAGCAAGTATTCCAGGTAATAACTGATGGTATTGACGCCGGGTTAAGCAAAAGCGCAATTAGACGAAAAATCATAGAACGCTTCGAGGTTGCAAAATCATCAGCCAAGCGGATAGTCGACACCGAAGTTAACCGGGCATATAACAACGCCAGGACTGATTTAATCAAATTCTATCGCGATAATGGCGAACCATTAGCGGTTCAGCACATATCAGCATTACTAAAAACAACCAGAATTAATCATGCGGCCAGGCATGGTAGAGTATACACACCAGAGCAACAGGATAGATGGTGGGCCGAGGGGAGCAACAGAATAAATTGTAAATGTAGCATCAGGGCAATAGTAGTTAATCGTGATGGCACGGTTGCGAATAAAGCAGCACAGAATAAAGTTATCGAACGTGGCAAAGAGATTTTTGAGGGTTAATCTCGCCAGCTATACGGATTAAATAACCTCTTAACGGCTGATCTTGCTTCATAGCTACTTTGTAGACATGGTTGCTCTTGAATTTTTTGTAAGTATCACTGGCTTTTTTAGAGGTATCGAAGTACCCAAGATGATTAGGCTTTCCGTTGACGTAGCATGTTGATTTAAATCTACCGTGACCATTACTAAAGACAACCCCTTTAGGGTGGTTACCTCTTGCCTTTCCGCAATCGTTTAATAAGCTATTTATTTGTGAGGTGATAAAAATACATGTTTCAGGTGAATATATTTTATTGCCAGATTTAATGATGTCCTTATCAAGTTGCTTATCTTGCCAATCCTGTTCAACCATCCAAGATCTAAAATTAGAAAAAGTTAACCACTCCTCGCAAATAGTGCAGCCTTTATAAGTTGGGCTGCTTTCATGCCATTTAGTAGAGTAGCAACGCTCAAGAACTCCTAGCCATCTTTTATAAAAAGGGCAAGTGTATTGCTTGCCTTCAATTACGGGCTTAACTTGATACCAAGCATCATTAGTGGCAACATTATAAATAAGCCTTCTTAACCATAATGATTTTTTACTTGCTGGAATTTCCTTAAACATAACTAATACCTCTAATGATTTAGTTGGGATTTGTGAACAAATAGCTTTTCAACGCCTTTCTTGCCTTTGCCACTTTTAGCCACACTTACAGATATTTCTTTTTTCCAAACGCAAGCAAAGTCATCTGGTGCGGCGTATTCGCTTATAAATACTTGATGGCCAGAAGCGCACCAGTCGCGGCACTTTTGCCAGAATTCAGTATGGTTAAAATCACTACCTTTATAGCCTGTTGTTTTTGCGTACGGAGGATCGCAATATACAATTGATTTGGTTGGCAGGTCTAGATATCGATACCCACAATCAATGAAGTTAACTCCCTGTATTTTTGGACTTTGCTTTGTTGCGTTACCCTTGGCTGCTCTGACAAAATCCTCTCTTGCCCTGCCCACCGCAAACGAACTGCCAAACATTGCGCTAAACGATAACGCAAAAAGCATCAAGCACTCGAGTTGAGTTAATTGGCTGAAATGTTTTTTCTTTGCATCCTCATAATCAGCACGCGTAAACTCGCTATTATTTAAAGGGATTGACTCAGGGTTATCCCTAACAAGTTTTAACGCGGATATTAAGTGCTGATTACTATCAGCCCCAATCCGATTACCCTCAACCTTATCGATCATATTTGCACCACCAACAAACGGCTCAACGTACCATTGGCCTTCCTTGCGATCTTTTAGGATAATTGGCAATAAGTGCTTTGCTATTCTATTTTTGCTACCCATGTATTTCATTTTTAATCACCTGTTTTATTAAAGTTTGCTTTCTAGCCCATTGACTGAAAGCATGAGAAAAGCATTATCCTTAGCGGATTTGTGTTTGTGAGTATCCCACCATGTTTTCTTTCTGTTTATGACCGATAAAAACTCATTGACGGTGTAACCTTTACTTCTTAATATCCTTACTGCATCATTCATTGATAATACCTCTCGCAATTAAATGTAACCCATACCGTAACACGGCATGGTTGAGCTTGCAATTGATTTTCTTTTAAACGTTGCTTGTTAGTGTTATTATTCAATATAAATAATTCAAAGGGTTGTCGATGAAAAAGCTACATTTCTGTACGCATCGTGTTAATCGTAAGCATATTAAGCGCGAAACCCGAAAGGGAGTCGAGCATATCGTATTAACCTCCTTCACATTACCGCCTAATATTGTAATGAATTTTGGCCTTTACCCTGCTGAAGAAATTGATAAATCATTTGAATCTTTAAACCGAACTCCTGTCACCGTGGAGCATCCAGAAATTGATGGAATGTTTGTTTCTGCCAATGACCCGGAAATTGACTTCGACTTCAGATTTGGTGCATTCAATGAAAACGCACGAAAACTTGATGATGGTCGAGTTGCCCTTGATAAAGTTATTAATGTTCAAAAGGCATTAATGACCGAAAAAGGCAAGCGCCTACTTGACCGAATTGAAGAATTAGAAAACAATGATGATGCTAGGCCTATGCATACCAGCGTTGGCGTATTTGTTGATGTAGAAGAAGTTGAGCTTTCGACTAATGAAATGGGCCAAGAATTCACATGGGTCGCCCGTGACATGGTATTCGACCATGACGCCATTTTACTTGATAGCGTTGGCGCATCGACTCCCGATCAGGGCACCGGCATTGGCATCAATAAAGAGCAATTAAAAGTTAGCCACTTTGTTGTTGACTCACCTATTGATCGAGAGGTCAAAGCAACAAATTATCTAACTAACGAGCTATCGTTTGACCAAATAGAGCATGAGTTATGGAAGGAGCTAAACAAAGGACTTGAAGAAAACTTCAGTTGGATAGCAGCTGTGTTCGACGATAGCTTTATTTTTAACACTAGCGACGGCGAAATGTTCAGATCTAATTACACAGTAGATGAGCTGGGTAATGTAGCAATTCAAGACACACGTTTACCGGTAGAGCGTGTTGTTGAGTTTAAACCAATAAATACTACCGACACAGACGAGGATAACGCTATGCGTGATCAAATCATTGCCGAACTTGGTAAGCTAGGAATTACGGTTAACGCCGAAATTTCCGATGCTGACTTAATGGCGAAATATAACCAAGCTTTAATCGCCAATAACGGTGATGATGGCTCGGATAAAAAAGGTGTTGCTGAAATCGTTGCTAACGCAGTGAAAGACGCAATGGCACCACTAACCGAAAAGATTGGCAGTCTAGAAACTCAACTAACAGCCAATTCAAATAAAGAATTAGAAGATCTTTCTCAATTCGTTGTTAGCTCTAAAAAGCGCCCTGAATTCGACCTTGACGGCCTAAAAGCCTTGGGCGTTGACAAGGTGCGAGACATTGCTGCTAATTGCGGCTTCTCTGCTGGCATTGGTTCAACAATGCACGTTAACGATAATGAATCTGATACGTTTAAGACAAACGTTGAAGACTTACCAGAATAAGGGGCTAAATAATGGCTACTGTTAAAGGTAAACGTAATATTTATGTAGGCCCGGCTGATCACGGTCACGCTGGTAAGCCTCTAAATGTTGAAGGTAAAGCGCTTGGAGTTGTGCGCCCTGGTGCGTTAGTCGCCGAAGCTGCAACCGGTATTGATGAGAACGCCGTTGCTGCAACAATCTTTGGCGCATCTCGCTTATGGGCAGATAAAGATCAGCAGCTAACCAAAACCGTCGAAGATGATTGGGCCATCAATGAAAACATGGTTGCAATTCGCGGTCGTTCAGGTGAGTTTTTGAATGTACTGGTTGCGACGTCACAGACAATCACTAAAAGCGGAACTCCGTTGAGTTCTAATGGTGATGGCACGTTAAAAATCGCAGTAACACCGGCAGTTGTCGGCGTAACGAGCGAAGAAATTTTAGCGTATTCCGATGAAATCATCACCACGACTGCGGTAACGCTTGTTCGTGTTGTTGTGGCTTAAGGGGGGGGTCGAATATGATTTATACTAAGTCTCTGGTTGCAAATAGCATTGCAGCACAACGACAGTTACGAGAGCGTGATGCTATCCGAAGCTGTTTTAATATTAACGAAAAAAACTTTTCCGGTGAAATGCGGGCTCACGGCTTAAAAGCTAATGCCGGCCGAATCCCTGATGAAGTATTTCGCGAGTTCGACAATGTTACCGTTGAGCGCATGAAGTTAGATGAAGGTGATGCTTTCTTAAATGACTTAATGCCTATGTCTCGCTCACTACCTATTGGTAAGTTGACGTTTGAAAATCGTCGCGCTTCTGATGCGGGTAATGTCCAAACGTCAATGACCGGTCAAATTGGCGTTAAGTTCGATAGCGTTGATTTCAGCATTGACGGCACGATCATTCCAGTACACGACAATGGTTTCTCTCGTAACTGGCGTGAATTCTCTGCTGGTCAATCTGAAGGCTTCGATGTTTTGGTTGACGATCAGCGTGAAAACGTTTCAGCGCATCGTAATCACTTAGCTGATACATTCTTAGATGGTCACACGGATAAGAACGGCCAAATCATCGTTGTTGATACCCGTAAGTGGGAAGGCATGCGCAACGATGCCCGTGTTGCTCAAATCGATTTAGGTGTTGGTGGTGTTAACTTCAATTTTACCGACCAAACCAAAACCGGCGATGAAATCAAAAACGCATTCATTCAGTTGCGAGACACAATGCGCATTACGAATAAATGTACACTTGATTTGATGTATTATATTTCTGAAGAAATGGCGTCGAACTTTGAACGTAAATTCTCTACCCAGTATGATGCTAAAACCATCGAAGCGGAACTTATGCAGTTACGCGGCGTTGCTGGCATTAAGTCGTCTAGCAAGCTTGGCCCTGCGGCGGCGACAGCTGGCAATGAGTTAATGGCATTACCAATGAATGGCCTGGTTCGTCCACTAACCGGAATGGGCGTGTCTACCATCGCTCAGCCTCGACAGATTTATAATGCAAATTATGACTTTATTGTGGCGTCTGCTATTGGTTGGGAAGTACGGACCGATTTCTTTAACAACACTTGTGCAATGAGCGCTAAGGATTAATCATGGCTAAGAAAACATTTATTGTTGGTCACCCAAATCAGTACCTTAAGGTTGATGGTAAGCTTGCTCGCGTGAAAAAAGGAACAGAAGTTACCATGGAAGAAAAGCACGCCGCAAGTCTGGTTAAGCAAGGTAAGCTCTTGGTTAAAGGCCAAAACAAAGCCGTTGATGTTGGCGGCGAAACAAAGCCTGAAGAAAAGGAATAACTTTAGATAGAGTTAATATCAAGCGCATTCATTGAGTGCGCTTTATTATCAATTCAAGAGGTTGTTATGGCTGATAACTTATTAAACACCCCGTTAGATGCAGATCAGGCAGTCGACCTATACGCCGCAAGTAGTATTGCCGTGGGAACTAAAATAGAAGTTCAAAACATTGGCACTACAGATGTCAGCCTATATTCACAAGCTGGCACCCCGTTAATTAACGATGACGGCAACCAAGTAATTAAGCGCGGTGAGTATATGGAAAATGACGAAGGTGACTTGGGCGCGTTTGCTATATCCCCACACTCTGACGGATTGCTTAACGTCAAGGTCTCGTTATGAGCTGGAGCTTTGTACGTAAAATACCCAAGGCATTAATAGATTTATTTATTGCCGCGTTTGAAATTTCAGCGCGTGGCGTGACCGCTCTTGGCGTATTTATTCAGGACCAAACAACTCCAGTCCTAACAGTTCCCTTACTTCAAGGCCGCGCTGCAATATCTTTAGCTGTAGATACAGTGTTAGATTCGAGAATAATAACATTAACCGCTGGTCACGGCACATTAGTTGGTGAAATTATAGAGCTTGCCGATCCTATAGTTTTAAAGTTCATGCAATCAGAAGTTGTTGCTGTGAATGTAAATGCAATAACTCTCGATCAGCCCGTTAATAGGGTTTATTTTGCAGCAACGGCTATAGCACAAAGATCGTCGGCAGATATGCTAATCGATGGATCTGTTACGCCACAGATATTCTCTATATTACCTTTGCCGTCACAGGCTGGTGATATGGTCCGTGTTATACTTGAGCTTGAGGGTACCGGAGATATGGATTCTACCTCATTTGGTAGTGATGTTGCGCTTTTCAATGGGTGCGTAATTAGAGTCTCTGAACCTGATGGAAATTTTAAAAATCTCTTTAACTTTAAGAGTAATGGTGATTTTATAGCGCAAGGCTTCGATCATGCTTTTTTGCAACCTAGAGTGCCAGGCAATAACACCAGGGCTTTTAACAGCCGGGTTACCTGGGGTGGACAATCAAAGCACGGTGTTGTTATTAGACTTGACGGCTCTTTAGGCGAGCAACTTCAAGTTGTGATTCAGGATGATCTAACGTTAGGTGTTAATACTAAATTTAAAATAACGGCCCAAGGGCATGAACTACAAAATTAAGAGGTCGATATGAGCAGAGTTAGCCCGGCAGAAGTAAGAGCAATAATCACGACAACTTTAACTGACCCAACTATTCAGATATGGATTGACGCATCCAATACGATAGTAAATGAAATTGCTGATTGTGTTGGTAATGATGAGGTCATATTGACTCAGGTTGAATTGTATTTATCTGCTCATCATATTGGTATGCTCGATCCCGCTATACGAGGATTCATCACTAAAGAAAAACTTGATGTTTTCGAAACGACCTACTCAAATCCTGTGACTATAAAAAACAATATTGACGGCACCCCGTATGGCACCATGGCAAATAGATTGTCCAACGGGTGCTTAGCCAATATTGACGATAGAGCGATAACGTTATTTAGTGTTTAGCTTAGCTTCTAGGCTGATGGATTAGCCTCTATAATGCATTCTAATATAGCGCGAGGTATGCCAGTCTTGCCTTTGAATGCGACATCAAATACATCGCGCTTACTGTCTTTAAGCTTAAATACGAGATTATTTATATAATCTATAAACACTTCGTGCTTTAACATCAAATCTAATAGCAAAGCCTTTCCCATCACTCCGCCTTTGCCATCCACAACAGCTGATAGCGCTCCAATGTTTGTTGCAGTGTCAACGCCAGACCAACCATCAATACCAGCTACTTTTCTACATAAAGTTAATGTGTCCATTACTTGCCTCCTCCCATCTTTTCGCCGTCGATAACGGTATCTTTAGTTAAAAATATAATATTCTCCGAGCTCATCCAGCGCATTCCTACCCATAGGGATATCGTTGATGTGCAAACGCCAAGAATCGCCATAGGCAATATAACTGACGGCCTAAAATCCCACGCAAAAGTCATCGTAAGAAACGGAAGTGATAACATGTTGGCGAAATATAATATTGCTATGTATTTAATTTCAGCTTTCATCACTTACCCCTTTAATGTGATTGTGAATT